AAGCGTGTTACGATACGCTCTGTTGCGTTGGATCGTGAGAAAAGTGTCTGGTTCGGTTTTGCGTATCTCTTCTAGTATGTCGGCGTCGCTGACGGTCATCGCTTCTTCAGCGCCTATCTGTCCTTGGACTTGTCCCAAAGCACCGTACTCCTTGAGTCCTTGATTGAACACGGTAAGCGAATCTGCCAAATCCATCAGCTTGTTACGCCCCGCTTGTTGAACGGCTACGTTGTATTGCCCGCCGCTTCTAACGGTCGCTTGAAGCTGTGGAGCGTCAGGAAGGTCTTGTACTTGAACTCGTGGTTTAGCCATGTTTATTCGTAATATGTTGTACCGCTGTAATCTGGCGAGTAAGAAGAGTAACTTGTAGTCTTTGTGCCTAGAGGTGCTTTTGAAAAGCTTGAACCCCCGACCATTGAACGTTGAATATCCAGACCCGCTCTGTATCCGCTCAAGCCTCTGCTACCAGCGTCAAGAGCTGCTGTAAGAAAGCTTGGTTTGTTGATGGGTCTGTTAATGTTTATCAAATTGCTTCGTGAACGATACCCAGCGTCGGTAAGAGCCAAGCCCGTTTGTAAATCTTTCATTTCCTGCTGACGGGTAACGCCCATGCTATATGCAATTGATTGGTTTTCATAATCCCTTAACAACTGGTCAACGCTCAATCCAGCTACGCCAGACTCGCCAGCGCTCACGGTAGCCGTTGCCAATGCTTCACGACTCTTCAACGCTACGTCCGCCAGTTCGCGATTAGTCGCTTCCTGTTCCTGCGCTTGACGCATACGGACCGAACGTTGTTCCTGTAGCGCCCGTTGGCGTTCCGCTGCTGATGCTTGCGCTTGATAACGGGCTTGTTGCTTCGCTTGTTGGCGTTGCCCAACGTATTGAGCGCCTGCCGATCCAACTCCTAAAGCGAGTCCTGCTAATGCTATTGAACACATAAGTTTATTGTTTATAGATTGTAAATTGTTGATAGTTGTCGATTCCTACGTCCGTCCACACGGCTCCTAACCACGTCAACCAACGGATTGAAAGTTCGTTCTCCTTGCAAACCAAGTTGGTCAGGCATTCATGATCGCCCATGAGACGCTCTATCCATTCCTTTGAATGACGAACGAACGTCTTCTTGATCAAGTGAATGCGGTAAGTTCCCAATAACCACGCCACGCCTACGTTTGGTTTGGAAGAAGGACATACTCCAAAGCTACCGACCATGCGGTAATCAGGCGTCCATATCGACCAAGAGTCCGTAGAGGCTGTGTAAGAGGTTTCAACGGCGAGTCTGGGGTGATGCCCAAGACCGATACATTCGAGCATATCAGCCATACGCATGTCGTCGTAAAGAAGTCGCGCGTCAAGCTCTCCGTCAGATCGCTTTATGATACAGTCGGAATACTCAAGAGTATCTACGGGATCGGGCATGAATAAAGTTCTCAAACTCAGCTGACAATACCTTCATGGGCAATGCCGAACTGGATTTGATCTTGATGGTTGCGTCGTCGTGTTTGCAATGAATGGGAAAGCGGAACGATCCGTCGTCCAATACAAGAGAACCGACTGTCGAATCAGCTCCAAGTATAGACGGGTTGAAAGCGTAGGAATAACTATCCCGATACTGCGGAGTTACCTCGACGGTAAAGTGTCCCGTGTCGCTGTAGTCAACGGCTCCGTTACGTAGTATCTGATTGGTAAAGTTACTGGTTGCTCGTCCGCCCCGTTCAGTCGGTTGCTTGAGCGTTTGCGTAGAGAACTCATATTCCATGTCGTACTCCCTTCCTACGAAAAATGCAGCGCTTGAAAAGTCTCCGTTAACCGTAAAGGCTGATGCCGAAGTGCGCGTTATGACGTGTCTAGCTCCTTCCAAAGTATAGATGACGGCGTTAGCTGGGTCATAAGGCATCGTGCTGACCGTGGTAAGCTTGGAAGACGCGCTGTATGAACGAGTAAGAGAAGAATGAGCGACCCGTCTATCCAACAGAATCTTGTAGGTCTTTCCGCTGTCCACCTGACCTGTCGAGAAATCCAAAGTCTCCATGCACAGGTTCGTACCGTCCCATATGATCAGATACAGAATCGAGTCAACCATCGCCAAGCCTCGTATCGTGTTGGCAAAGGTAAACTTCGACCAAGACGATTGAATCTTGTCTTTGCCCTGCCAGAAGTACTTGTAAACGTACAGCTCGGTAGAAGAAGTAGGAATGCCTATAAGCACGTTCTCGGACGGACTGCCTATCAACTGATAAACGTCGCTTGGAACGTACGCAGGTACTTGAGCGGTCAAATCGACTGCATCGTAAGTATCATTGTCGTTGTCCACGTAGTACTCGTAAACGCCTGTGTACGAACTCTTTGGATAAGGAAAGTAGATAAAGTTAGACATCGCCAACGGTATGCCAAACGCTTTTAATTCATATTCGGTAACGGGTGAGATGTTAACCGTCTTGGGCGTGAGTAACTCGTTACCTCTCAATACAAACTGCGAATGATCGCTGAACAGCACAAGCTTCTCTTGGAACGCTATGGCGTGTCTGAGCGTGGTGATTTTCGTGTGAGCAATCCCTACGTCGATTGGAGCGCTGTCCAACAACGACAAGACCGTGGTTCTGTAAAAGTTAAAGTACTTGTCTGCTTCGCTAAAGACTACTGAAGTGTCGGTAAGAATGCCTAAACGGTTCTTGTAGAAGAACATGTCGTTTACTTGCTGACCTACGAACGAAGGTTTTTCATTAGTAGTGTCATCACCGCATAAGCGGTTTGCCCAAGGATTGCCCGAACTGGCTCCCGTTTCCCCTACGCATTCAACCGTGTAAGCAGTGACAGTAGTACTAGGAATCGTAGGAACGATGACGATAGGCATGGTCGTCTTGTTCAACGAGGTCTTTACGCCATACCCAATGTCTTCTTCCCAAGCGCCTTCGCCGAAAGCTGCGCTGTCCTTAGTCACGAACTTGACGTAGTAGTCGTCTTGGGAAAGTTCAATATCGCCCCTGACCTTTACCCGATGCCCGTTAAAGCACTTGGCTGGCAGGTCGGTGATGTAATTGACTTCCTTGTAGACGAGTCCAAGAGCGGTGTTTGAAATTGAATCGGATACGGTAACGGACAAGGCGCTTGATAACACGACCTTGATGGCGGAGCCGTTGGCGGTTGCTGAGGAAACGCCAGTAAGAGCTGCTATGTCGGTAGCTAACGCCGATGCAATTTCCTCGCTACTGTGGGCGGGCGTGTATCCAGACCCTGGAACTGCATAAGTTGATTTAACACCGTTTACGGTGACGTTGTAAGTGGCTGTATCGTTCCCTTGTTTGACGAACACAATTGCTTCGTTAGCCAACGCCGTTGAAGTGGCTGAATCCTCCTCTACGGTCTTTTGATTGTTAGCAACGAACGTATAGTCGGCTACCGAAAGCGTGGAAAGATGGTACTCTGGAACGACCCCGCCTGTTATCGGGTGATAGTTAAGATACGCCTGAGCGTCCGAACTGATTGTTACTGGGACGTTGTCCCCATTAGTCGTGTTCTTTGCTATTAAGGATACCGCACCAGAATTGTTAGCAAATATGAACAGATGCTTGTTAGCGCTGTCCCTGTTAAATACGTGAACCTTGGCGTTGTTATTTATCCCGCTTGACAACACCTTGACGTGGTCGGTGTTCGGACGCTTGGTCAGCCCGTCTACAACGGAGCTTAAAGCGTTTGTCTGAGACTCCGCCTGACCTGGATGCCTAAGATTGTCAGGCTGTTGCGAGACCCCTTGGACGAGGTTCGGAACGCTCGTGGTAAGTAATGGCATGTGGTTATCGATCTATGACGCGCATGACGTCAGCGTTGTCGAATATGGTGCGGTCAGCGCTTTCGGAGTCGCTGTCTATTGCAGTGGCTTTCGATTGAATCTCATCCCGCAAAGTAAAAGTTTCGATCTCGGACGAACCTAGCAATCGAACGGCTAACTTGCGGGCAGCCTTGATCGTTACGTAACTGCGGAACTGTTCGGGAATCGCCGTAAAGTCCAGTTCAAAAGTGATGGTGACGTCCAAGTCTTCCGTAAAGACGTCAGTATGGTTCTTCCTGTCATACAACTGACTACCGCGTTGAACGATGTCCAAGTCGGTGTACTTGTCAATCGGTACGTCGATCTTCAAGGTGTTGTTAGGAAGAGCAAATTGATTAGACGAGTTCCTTACCAATGGGTATTCGAACTCGGTGTTGAAGTGCCAGCCTCCCGACTGCACCTCGCGATTGGTTTCGTCCAGTATATTCAAAGCCACTACGACGGATGCTGGAAGACTGCTTCCGCTAATCGTGTTTACTGGAGATTCTCCGATGACTCCAAGCATCGTGTTAACTGCTTCTAGCTTTGTCGTAAGTGCCATAATATATGTTTAGTTATCGTAAATTTCCTGTGAACACTCCAGCCCCAGAAGAAACACGATTTAACGCTAGGTCTGTGCGGAGCTTTCTTACTTTTCCAGCATTTTTTGAACGCGCTTCCAGTTCGGGCTTAATTTTTATTTTATACGGATCGACCCCAGCTGGAGGAGGTGTCGTAACGCCTGTCGGGCGGCTGTATTTTTGACTTCCAATACACATAATAATTTTATTTAGTAGTGTTAAGTATTGATCGTGAGAGGGAGCCAAGGCAAAACGAATAGAAAAACCCTGACTCCCCCAACACAACCAAAAGCGTGTTAAGGCTTACGCTACGAGTTCAAGCGCGCATTCACCACGGAGGATTCCGTGACCCATTGCGTACTTAGCCACGAAGAGAGTACCTTGACGTTCGATCTGATACTCGGACTCGGTAGCGAGATCGAGCAACTTGACCGTACCAACGGCAGAAGGATGAGCAACGATGCCAACCGTATTACGGAAGTCGCCGTTGTATCCTGATCCACTACCGCCGAACACATCGTTGGACGCAGCGCCGTCGCCAGTGGCAACCGCAGACAAGTTAGCCGTAGGAATGTTCGTGGACTTGTAGATGTCGATACCTGCAATTTGAGGAATCGTACCACTAGCAAGCGATCCAGAACCTCCGACGTCCTTGTTGGAAGCGGAAGCGGCAACCGACAAAGCTCCGCTCGCACCCGTGATCAACCTGTAGTAGTCGGTTGGGTTGAGAACGCAGAAGCGACCTTCGCTGGGAACGTCGTTGTTGTCGAGCTTTGCAGCGGCGGTGAACAATGCAGCAGTAAGATCAGCGCCAGTGAAAGCGGCTTTAGTACCAGCAGAACCTGGAGCGCTGAGATCGTTGTTAGGCACGTCCACTTGAGCGCCTACGTTACCGCCAGTCACGCCTGGAGTAGTTTCACGAGCAGCGGCGATGAACACCTTGGCAAGAGCGATGTCGAAACGCTTGGACAATGCTCGTCCCAACTCTGTCGAGTAGACTGAACGGATGTCGTAGTGATTCTTTACGTCGTCAATGCTGCTGAGGAACGAAGAAGCGAGGAGAACGTCGTCGATAGTGATGACCTTCTCGTTCTTCTTGGGATCGCTCAGATAGCTGTTACCAGCGTCTGCAATGTTCTGACCTGGGGTGTGATAGGAAGCGGTGGCAATACCTGTAACGGGGAACTGAGCGCTCTTACCGCTTTCGATGGTACGTACCGTGTGCAATGGTTTGAATATGTTGTTCGATTCAAACGTCGTTAATATTTCGCCAGCAAATTTCTTCAGAAAAAGAGCGTCAACTGCTCCTGCTGAATTAACCTGACCGACGCGTGAGGGAGTGGTGTCTCCATTAGCCATGATTTATTGTCTCCTTAATTTGAGAATTAATGTTTAGTGTGATGTTGACTTCAGCGTCGAATTAAGATTCGAAGTTATCCCGCGCACGGGGCAGCGACTTGTGTCGGTGCTTCTGTCGATTGAAAGTGATTAGGTCAGCGTCTGCCGCCTGGAGTGAAGTAGAAACCAATTATCATCGGTAAGACTACTGAACAGCTAAACAACGCTATGGAACCCGTGGTAACGACCACAGGGGTTTGGCTTGCTGGAAAACTGATGAGTCCGAATAGAATCGAGCGTTCGCCCTCTCCCGTAAGGTTTGTAGTTGTGAGGAGTGGAATGCTTGGGTAGACGGTGGTGATACAAGTGACGAATGAGAACGTACACATGCCGATAAGAGCAAGCATCCTGCGAGTAGCGCGAGTAAATGAGCCACCTTCTCCGCTGTTAAGAGATTCTTGAAATTTAAGAGCAAATTCATTGTTACGGCACTCCCTTGCCATTTCCATTTCGTACTTTGCTTGACGTGAATCCGTGATAGCGCCAAACACGCCTTTAAGGATCGATCCCATCGCAGCGGAACCTCCGCCTGTCAGGAATAACGTCAACAGTTCGAACATAGTTAGATATTAGATACAGCCAACCGCCGATCTACTTCGGCATGGTACGCTTTGTCTCCGCTTTTATAGCGAGGATCTTGCATAGCTCGGCTGACTTCTTGCATTGATTGATACGGCATGGTGGAAGTTCCAGTCGTGTTACCCGTGACAAGCTTGGGTTGATTACCTCCCGTCTCCGACTTGTAACGCGCATACATTCCGCTCACTACGAGCTTGGCTTGTTCGACCGTTCCGTTGTTTACCGTTTCGTTGAAAGTGTTCATCTCTTCGTCCGATAACGTCTTGCCAGCCCATTCGGACATACCGTCGTAATCGCCGTTGGCTGCACTCTTGATCTGCGTTGCTTCGTTCTCTTGAAGAGCCTCTTGTCCACGTGCAAAGTTATCTACGAGTTCTCTACTTAACCCTGCTTTCGCAAGAGCTTCGTAAGTCTCTTCTTTAAGCTCGCCTTCATTCTCGAAAAACTCTTTGGAAGCGTCTTGAATGAGCGTTTGAGTAGTATCAGTATCACTAGGGTTCTCCTCAGTATCGTCCGTAGTTTCGTCTGTTTCTTCTTCATTTGTCGATTGTTCTTCGTTGTCGTCGTCAGTCCCTGCTCCCAGCTTTGATTCAAGCGCGCCGTAGGCTTTCGCCATGTCTTCTGCTGACGCAAACTTTTCGGGTAACCATTCGGGACGGTCTTCAGCGAATGCTTCAGTCGTCTCTTCTTCTTGTGGTTCTATTTCGTTAGGAGTGGGTTCGTTTACTTCTACTTTTTGATAATCTGCCATAGCTCGTTTTTACTCGGTTGTTGTTGGTGTTGATGTGTTTAAAAAATCAGCGTCTAGGTTTACGCCTGTTAATGGAAACTCCTCTACGTTTAGGTGCTGGTTTCTTTTTAGGCTTTTTCTTAGCTTCTTCGGCGTTCTTCTTTTGACGGGCTTTCTCTTCAGCTTCGTCTTTAGCCATTTGTTTTTTAACAGTAGCTTCGTCGTGAGCTTTAAGTTCAGCTCCAATACGATCATATGTTTCTTTTAGTTTTTTTAGCTCTTTTTTATTCTTTCTTTTAGTTGCTCCAGGTCTAGGGTCAGGGGGAAGGCTTAACCCCCTTACGTAGCCGTGTTGATATAAATGCGGAGGAGGTTTCGGTTCATTTTTTCTTTTAGTCATGATCTTTAAACTTGTTCGGGTGGTGGTTCTTCTTGCGGTGCTTGTTGTTGTTGAGCAATGGCGTTAATGGTCGGGGCTACTGCTGGCGATCCAAGCTTCATCATCATTTCCTGTTGCTGAGCTTGTTGCATAGCCATTTGAATTTCTTCATCGGTCTTAATCAGTCCTTCGGTCTCGATACCAAGTGCGGTAGCTCGTCGTTTGAAATAGTCTCCGACGTTTACGTACTGAGCGACTGCTTCTGGACCGACCACTTGGTTAGCTCCTGCAAGGAACATGTCCAAACGGTTAAGATCGTTACCACGACCAAGCGCTTCGATACCCGTTACAATCGTAGGCTTGACGATGTCTTTCGGTAGCTTGGGCAGTTTGTCCTTCTTGCTCATTCTGTCCATGAGACGGGTAACGAGTGGAAGTTGGAACTCTTGCGATAAAATGGAATACAGCCCGCCTAGAGCGGATTCGAGTTCTTGGGATAACATTCGTATTTCCTCGGCGGTAACTCGTTCTGCGTCTCTGACGACGGAGCTGTTCAAAAGAAAGGCGTGACTAAGACGGTCTTGAATCTGCGCCATGACGGTCTGAGCTACTCGAAAGTCGTTGAACTTGTTAAGCTGAAGTACGGATACGTCACCTTCGGATCCCTGCACGATTGCTCCGTTGGGAGCTTCTGCAAGCGTCTTGGCGCGTGTCGTGCCGTTCGGATTGATCATGAACAAGACCTTTGCAGCCGCTGCCGATCCTTCGACAATGGCTTTGGTCAACGCTTCAAGGCTCTTCAAGTCTCCGATGTACTCTTCGACAAAGCCACGTCCGTAATCTTCCCCGTCTATACGGGTGTAACGAAGTGGTAACCACGGAGTCTTGTCCACTGGATACTCGCCCATAGACTCTTCTATGACGATGCCCTTGACGTCCTGCTTGACTACGAACTTGTCGCCTTCACGACAGATCGAGGTGTACAGGTCGCAACTGTTCTCTTTTGATTCCCTGTAGACTTCGTCCCTTACGCTTTCGGGGAGCATGAACGGAGCAACAGTCTCCTTGACGGCGATATGCGTAACGTTCCCCATCGCATCACGTTTTACAACGTAACGGTCAGGACGGAACACTCTCATACCGCCGTCATCGGGGAGATATAACAATGCGTTACCTGTGATTAACAAATTCTTCAGCGCTTCGAACACGCCCACTCGGAACGCTTCGACTTCGACCTCTTGGCTAACGGCGCGTTCAACGTCGCTTAAAGCTTTCTCAAGGTCGGTACGTAGTTGTTCGCCTCCTTCTTCGCCCATCTCCGCTTTGGCTTTTTCAAGCTCGTAACGGTCGATGACCAAACGAAAGAAAGGGGCGTTAGGTGGAAGGAGAGCGAGTAAAAGTTTGGAAGCTAGGTTGTTTACACCTCTTGCTCCGATGCCCTGATACGGTGTGTAGTACTTGGTATGCGAACCGTGACCGTCAGGTGGTAGAACGTAAGGAATGGTAAGTTCCGAAGAAGTCCTGCCACGATCAAGGAACGTCCATCGCTGTCCTTCGAGTTGAGTATACAGGCTTTCAGCCGTTTCGTATTGCATATATAAAAGGTTATTCAGGTGGAGACGAAAGATTCCAAGTAGGATCAAAGTCAACTAATTGACTAGGGTTGAATTGGTCATCGCATTTCCACGTTCCCGACGTAAAGACTGGCATAATGAACTTGCCGTAATCATCGTTCTCAGAGTTTTCCACCTTACTAATTTCCGCATACTTGTCAGTACCGTGACCATCGGGTATGCCAAGCGCTGCTTCAAGCGATGCGTTTCTGTTGTTCCAACTGGTAGTCGAACTGTAAAGAGCGTACTTCATCAGGAAAATGCAGTTGAGGATGGAAGGTCGGTGTACTTGGTATTGAAGTAAGTACGCACCACGTTTAGGTCTGCGGTGGAAAGAGTACTTCCCCATAGAATGACTTCGTAAATCGGACCGTAGTGATAGTATCCATTGTGTCCAATATTTCCGAAAAGACCACTTGGACCGTTAGTAACGTGTACACCCGTCTTATAGGCATTGTTACCTTGCAAGTAGTAGGTTGCGTCATCAGAAGTATCTTTTATTGTGACGAATTGCTGAATACTTTCAAAGTGCGGACCATAACCAGCAGTTGAAACAGAACTGTTGCCAACGAAGTAATACGTTACTCCGTTACGAAAATTAAGTGGCAAGTAATAGGCGTTTTGCAAAGGGTGACGTCCCACGGGAGCATACTCTCGCTTTGCGCCCCCTGAAGTTTCCACTTTGTTAGCTACTACGCAGAGAGTCCATCCAGTACCATCGACGTTGTCTGTTTTTGTAGCAATTTCCAAGAAGTCATTTTGCGCACCAGTAGGCGCACCACCAAAAATAACGTTGTTGCCTTGAAAGATAGGTTGTTGGCTCGCAGTAGATTGACTCGCATCGTAATTTGCCGATTGTCCGCTCCTGTCACCCCATGTACTTACCGCAGTTCCGTTTGACGGATTGTTGTCTGCTGAAGCTCCATCCAAGATCGACCCGTCAAAATGGAAAAGCGGTTGGACAGACACCTCAAAATTGGAACTTGTAAACAAACCCCCTGGGTATGCGAGTTGGTCAGTCAATGCAGAAGCACCTCCTTGAGCGTCAAACCCGTAAAGAGTGCCAAATGCTGGTCGCTTCAATCCCGAAGGAAGAGCTGTAACGCCACTTGGTTTCTTGAGGGAGGTCGTAGGGAACGTCAAGGGCATGTCTTAAAGCGAGTCTGTAGTCCCCGTAATGAACACGGAATAAGTGCCGTCAGTACGTGCTGAGACGTTACCTCGTATCTTTTCGTAGTGTCCGTGGTCGTCTCTTACGCTGACGTTCCCGTTGGCTGTTACGGCTTCGCTGTGTATGACCCGCCATCCTGCGCCGATATAAGCTTCAACGTCTACAGTCGCTCCGTTCGTTACTGAACTTGATGCAATGGTAAACGTCCAGCCTTTCGAGCGTTCAACGCTGAAGGACGAGCCAGCTCCTGTGGCGGTTACGCCGTCAAGAAGCGTGATCTTCTGGAGTGATATTAACATTTGTTATTCTTTCTTATTAGGTTATTACTTAGGTAAATTGATACCGCTACCCGTGTCCAAGTAGCGTGGCGTTCTCGTCAACGCCATCGTTCCTCGTTGTTTCTTGCTACCTCGTTGTCCTCTTTTTCTTCCTGCCTTGGTAGGAGCTGCCGCCATTCTAGTTGGAGGAGGAGGAGGAGGAGGGGGTGGAGCAGATGGTGGAACTGATGAACCGCCGAAACACATGACTTTAAACTTTCGTTGAAGGTGATAATATTGTTGTATGTTGTTCTTCGTAAACGTCTTTGAGAAACTCAACGACCTTACGCTGCCCGACTTTAATCCAGATTTCACGCTCGCTGTCCTTGGGATCAGCCATACGTACGGGAAACCGTACGTCCAAAGCGTCGATCAAATCTTTACTTAAATCGGGTAACTTTCTTTCAATAGTGGGATTCATGTCTTATGTCCCTAACTGCCCAAAAGCGTCTGGACGCCCTAGTTCTTCAGCAAGTTCGCCCGTCACCTCGTGTATCTTTTGACTGTACTTGCGCTTCTGTTGGGGCGTGAACGAGTCAGGCATCCATAGGTATTTAAGTTGCTTATGCTTATGGTTGTACTCACCCTTGCGAATAAGATACGCCATCCAAGCGTTCATCAATGCGTCGTCCTCAGTCAACCCTGCATCGCTATAGGCTTTCAAGACAGTGTCCCAGTTAGAGCCGTTCACTTCCAACAACCTGTTTGCTTTGACTGTGCCTATGCCTGGAACGCCCTTATATCCGTCAACTGGATCGCCCGCTATGGTCTGCATCAAGTGATAACGCGCTGCGTCTTCTTCGGATACGTCATGCATCTCGTCACGGTTGAAGTCGTAGAACTCGCAAGGTACGCTCTTGAAGTCCTTGTCAATGGACACGATCACTCGTCGATCAATACGGTTGGGACGTTCGGTAGCAAGTATTGCAAGCACGTCGTCTGCTTCTAGGTTTGGATAGGTAACCGTGCCGTACTTCTCTTTCATCCAATCGCGTATAGGATCGAGTCCAATCGGAGCCATCTTCGAACGACGGTTCGCTTTGTAAGTTGGGTTAAGCTTCCGACGGAAGTTGTTCTTATCGGATATGGCAAGTATGACTTCGTCCCCGTCGAGCTTCTTTTTGAACGTTTCGATACGTTCTACTATCCACGTTTTGGCTATGGCTAGGTCGCTGTGTACCGTCCATAAGTCTTTGTCCCATTGGATGGGCGCTTGAGCCATGAAGGCTGATTGATATGCCAGTACGTCGGCGTCTATTAACAGTATTGTATTCATTCGTTTCCTTTCGTTTATTAGTTGTAAAAGAGTGACCAGTCTTCTTTATACTTTTGGTATTTACTACGTGTTTTCGTTGCGTCAGCGTACAGTCGTACGCATTTCGCTTTTAATTTAGATTGAGGGATTAAGTACCAGAGACTTCTCGGATCGACCCAGCAAGCAATCACGTCCACCTCTTCCTTTATGGAATATTTTTTACCAGCTCCTCGTGAAGTCATGATCTTGTAAGAATAGTCGTTAGGCTCGCTGCTCATTTGACTCGTGCCTTTGACTTGTACTTTAAGGATACCTGATGGACACGTAACCAAAACATCCCAAGACATCGGAACGACTGGCAAGTGAGGGACGAAACCACGACGAAGCGCTTCCGCTTGGAACTCAGCCTCGTAAACGGCTCCGTTAAGTACGTTGGCAGCAATCACATATCAATGAGTATCAGCCCACGTCCTTCCTATCTTGTATTCACCGTCCAACGGACACTTCATCTTGAGCGTCCTGCCCGCGTTTTTTATAGACATTACTGCTAGGTCGCCGTACAAATCCGCTTTGTCTGGCTGTACTTCCGCTTGGAACTCGTCGTGAATGTTGGCAACGAACGCATACTCCGTGCCTAGTTTCCACCCAAACTCAACCGTCAGTTGGTGATGCAGGTGAATCAACGCTTGCTTCATCACGACTGCGCCCGCCGATTGCAACAGCGTGTTAAGCGCCGAATGCTCGGAGCGTATGGGAAGCGTTCGTCCGTCCAGTCCCTTGAGGAAGTGCGAGCGCTTTACCTTCTCTTCGACAGCAATCTTCAAACGATTCAATGCAGGTAACGACGCAAGGAAGCGCGCCTTTAACATCTTACCGTCCCTTGCCGTGCCTCCTACTATGTCCCCGATCTTGCCATCACCCGCGCCGTATAAGAATGCATATATGAAAGTCTTCGCTTGGTCTCTCGTTTCCAATCCCGCCGCCTTTTGATTGAGAGAATGAATGTCACCAGTAAGTAGTTGCTTGGCGTATTCACCACCGTCGAAGTTCCCAAGGTAATGAGCGAGCATACGCAGTTCCAACCCGCTTGCATCGCATCCTACCAAGTCATACCCGTCTCCTGCTTTGAACAGTTCCCTGCATTGCTTGCCGTAAGGCGCTCGTACCGCAGGGACTTGAGCGATGTTAGGGTATGAGTGCGTACATCTGCCAGTCACCGCGCCATTGGTATTGACCGAACCGTGTATGCGTCCGTCCCTTACCCGTTTGATCCAAGCATTGTCGCCTTCGGCTAACATGCCCAATCGTTTTTGGATCATCAGATAATGCAGGAGTAACTGAGCCGAAGGATGCTTAACACTCTTCAACACGGCTTCGTCGATCTTAGGTTTACCGTCTGGAGTGAAGTCTTTAGGCGTCCACCCCAACCCCTTCAAGCGTGTAGCTATTTGATCCCTGCTCCCTGGATTAAAAGGTATGGACTTGGTTTTGTTACCTAGCTTTGTCGCTTTGTTGGCAAGCGCTTGTACTCTCCCTTCGAGCTTCAACGTCTGCTTCAGCTTTGCTTTGGTCTCTGCCGTGTACGTTACGCCTTCAGCTTCTACCGTCCAACCTTCGGCTGTCTTCATCTCCTCAACCACAGGTTCGAAGGTGCGTTGTAACTCGTCAACCAACTCCGCTCGTTTGGTAGTCAGCTCGGCGATCAAGACGTCGGCTTTCTTCGAATCAAACGAGAACCCGACCATCTCTTGCGACCGCATGATACGTGCAAACTGATGTTCGATGTTAAGCATGTGCGTGGCTGGTCGCTTACCTCGCAAGTACTGACCGATAGCTGCTGTAACAAGCACGTCTCGTTCGCAGTACTTGCGCATCTCCTCGCTGTAATGGTCAAAGTTCTGCTCGTCGAACTCGATCTTGAACAACCCGCCCAAGCGTTGACCCCAAGCTTTCAATCCGTGCGATCCCCATAGTTCTTTCGGGAAGTCCTTGCGTTGTATGTCTTGCGTACGGATGTCCGAATGAACGGCTCGTGCAGTGACCAAGGTGTCGAGTATACGAGCGGTAGGCGACCAAGTGTACAACTTCTGAAGAGCGGGTATGTCGAACTTGATTACGTTGTGACCGATGATGGTGTCCGCAGAGTTCAACAGTTTCAAGCCTTCGGGTATGCCGTCACCGTCAAAGGTAATCATCCGTTCTTTCTGTCCGTCGTACACCGACAAGCAATGCACGACCTCAAGATCGTCAAGGGTTGTGAAGTCTTCAAGACCGTTGGTCTCGATGTCAAAGTATAATGTTTTGTTATTCATTTTGGTTGTCGTTTTTGAGCTGAGAGCCAAGCATCTAGTTCGACGAGTAGAATCTTCCACTCTCCCAGACGCCTGAGTCGTTTGGCTGGAAACGTCTTATCGGTTCTTATGATATCTCCGACAGTTCTTGTAGAAAATCCGATATAAGCCCCCGCTTGAGCAGTATTCATGACGCGGGGCGGATTAGTACGTATTTCCTCCACCTGTTCTTTGGTTAGCTTTCTTGATGGTCTAGGCATAGTTGTCTCTTTCTTTTAGTTATTCGTTTTTAGAACGGGCAATTCTCACCCATCGCTTGATCGTTATCGTTATCAGTTGCAAACATCTGCGTATCAGTTTCATTCAGTCGTCCTGTCTTTTGATCGAAGAAGAGCGTGGAAGCCAGTCCAGTCTCTCCACTGAAGCGGTTCTTCAACACTCTTATTCTGGTTTGGTTGGCTTCGGACTCTGACTGTTGGTTGCGTTCCAACCCGATCACCATGTCCGAAAGTTGTGGTATGGCGTGTGACCCTCGTAGATGGGCTAGACTTGTAGCCGCTCCCTCTTCGTGTCCGTTACCATGCGGTCGTTTGAGATGGCTGACCAACACCATCCCGCATTGCGTCTCCTCAACGAGTGAGCGTAACCTTGTCATCGTGTTGTCAATCATGCGTCGTTCGTCGTCCCCGTCAAACCCGCTGACCACGATGGACAGATGATCGAGGAACAACCACTTGCATCCCAGTCCCTTGCACATGTATCGAATACGATTAAGCAAGTTGTCGGAGTCGCAGCTACCGAAG